GACTAAAAGAAAAGACAGGTTCAGATTCACTGATTAAATCTTCAGTGTGTCCGAGCCTGTTTTTTTGATGCAATATTCGTGCTATCTGAAGATAGCATAAAGGGATGCCGGAGTCATTATTATAAACGCTTATTTTTCCCCCGTCCCTTTCGTTTTGAATGAGAACCGACGCTTTTTCCACGCTGGTTACCTTTAAGCAACAGATTCAAGTTCTTGGCAGATTCAAATACTTTGATAAAATGGGCAAATTCCTCGTCTGTAAAGTCATCATATTGAATCCCAAGGCGGCTGCACAATACTTTGATAGCCTTCTCTTTTGGAGTGCCGTGCAGATTTTTTGCTTCCTGGACGGCCTTCTCCATTTCAGCGGCTATAGTGGTGTCCACGGTGGTTTTGTCCGTTTTCTGTTCTTCGCGGATTGAACGCAGAATCTCCATCATGTCTGTATTGATGACATGGCTGAAATATTCATCTTCATCGATTTGACCTGCTTTCAATGTACGCATCCAGAGATCTTCCGGATCTGCATCTGCTTCTTCCAGTAAGGAAGTGCGAAGTGATTCCAGGTAGGAATTCATGCTCTGTATAGCTGACTCAGCATTTCGGTCCACATAGATTTCCGCGTCGATCATGAAACGCCGGAAAGAGGGGTGGGAGATGATCTTTGAGAGCAGAAATGTATTAATCTTTCCACTTTTAAGGAAATGGATTGCTTCGTCGGACAGATGAAGAGTTTCTATAGGTGTCAGGATCTCTTCCTCGTTATCACTGAGTCCAATCAGATAGTCGGCAGATACGTTGTAATATTTTGCAAGTGCCCGCAGGGCAAAAAGACTGATGTCCTTGTTTTCGTCATTCTCATAGGCACTGAGCGAAGACGGCGCTATGCCCACGGCTTCTGCAACTTCTGTAAGTTTCAGATTTCGACGCTCGCGGAGTTTATGCAGGCGCGTCTCACGAGGCAGGCTGTTGTCCATAAATGATGTTCTCCTTTTACTGACACGGGTCATATATATTCGTTTCTGGTGCTTCAAAGCTTTAAAAAGCGGCTTCGAAAGCGCGAAAACTCGTCTGTATTATATCATTTTTCAACCTTTCGCATATTCCTGAAATGCCTGTTTTATTTTGCTATTCTTGGCTTCCCGGAGAAGTTAACTGAATGACCGTCCTGCACGGATATCATTTTGGGAGCTGAGCGATGAGGCAGTATAAGCGGTACAGTTGAAGCCGGAAACAGATATTACTGAAGAGCCGCCGAAGAATGAGACACAACGACACAGCGCCGAACAGGGGACATGCCTGTCAGGAACCGTAAAGGAAAGAGCGGCAGATAGTAGAAGAACATATTACAAAAAAGAGCGCTATAGAAGAGCGCTACAGAACACAACGATATGGAGGAAGAGAAATGAGCAGAAAAAGCCGCAATTCAGCTCTGAACAGTGGACAGGATTGGATTGTCGATGCAGGAGGTATTCAGATCCTGATAGAAAAGATTGGGAGGATTGTTAAAAATCACATCGCGGACAGGCTTCAGATGTTCAGCAATGAGCTGGAAGACCTGGCATATCATCCACCGGATGAGCAGGGATACCGACTCATAAACGGTTACAGAGTAAGGGAGATCTTTGCAGGGGAAGAGAGTCTGACAAGCCTCCTGACCCAGTATATGGAGCGTACGATTGCCCTGCATTATTAAGTTTTTGTTTGGAGCAGAAGATAGCAAAGACTCAGCCCGTATCAGTTTTGAAACAGGTATAAGCGGTCACGACGCAGCGAAAAAAGGCTTGGTAAAGAAAACAGATTGTAGAACAGCAAGATTGTAGAACGACACTGACAGGATCAGATAAAAAAGAAAAAGGGGAAAAGAAAATGAGAAAGAAACCGGAAAAACCAACAGTTGTGAAGAGCGTATATAAAACCGCCGCCTATCTCCGCCTGTCAAAGGGAGACGGGGATGTGGACGGCATAGAGAAATCAGAAAGTAACAGTATTTCCAACCAGAGGCTGATCATCGACAGGTTTCTGGAGGAACATCCGGAAATGGAGCTTGTGGATACTTATATTGACGACGGCTACACCGGCACCAACTTCAAAAGACCGGAGTTGAAGCGGCTGATGTATGACGTGGACGATGGCAGGATCGACTGTATTGTCTGCAAGGATCTGTCCCGCTGGGGCAGGGAGAGGATCGAGACCGGAACCTATCTTTCCAGAATATTCAAGGAAAAGGGAGTGCGGTTCGTCGCGATCAACGACCACTATGATTCTCTCACAGCAACAGGCAGCGACGACCATCTGATTATGCCAATTAAGGCTCTGACAAACGATACCTTCAGCAGGGATATTTCCATGAAAGTGCGGTCCAGCCAGAGTGTGAAAAGGGAAAAAGGAGAATATATCGCCCCGTTTGCACCGTATGGATATAAAAAAGATCCGGAGAATAAAAACCATTTGATTGTTGACGAGCTTGCGGCACAGACAGTCCGCAGGATCTTTGCCAGAAAGATTGAGGGAGTCAGCGCCAACGCCATTGCCGGGGAGTTGACAGAGGAAGGAATCCTGCCGCCGGCGGCCTATAAGCGCAGGAACGGCCAGAAATGCGGAGGTTTTGGAAAAACGAGAGGAACCAGGTGGAACGCTTCTCAGGTTCTGCACATCCTGCGAAGTGAAATCTATATCGGCAACATGGTTCAGGGAAAGACTTCAAAAGTCAGCTACAAGGTAAACCGTATCATCAACAAGCCAAAAGAGGATTGGGATATTGTGGAGGGAACCCATGAGGCAATTATCAGCAGGAGCGATTTCCTGATTGTACAGTCCCTGTTAAACAGAGACACCATCAGCAGTCCGAATAAAACAGAAAGCTACCTGTTCTCCGGGCTCCTCTTCTGCGGAGACTGCGGGAGTGCGATGAACCGCAGAACCAGTACATGGAAAGAAAAGCAAACAGTCTACTATATCTGTTCAACCTATAACAACAAAAGCCGTGGCAGTCCCGGATGCACGCGCCACAGTATTCGTGAATCGGATCTGATCCAGATTGTCCGGGAGAGTTTGAACCGAATGATTCGGAAGATGTGCAGGTTCGATGAGCTGGCAAAAAGACTGGAAGACATGCAGATCAGTATGGAGGACGCATTCGCCAGGGATCAGGAAATACAACGGTTACAGCAGGATCTGGAGAAATGCAGGGTACTGAAATCTGCTCTATATCAGGATCTGAAAGAAGGGCTGATCAGTGGACAGCAGTTTAACAACTATCGGGAACAGTATTCAGAACGTGAGCGCAGGTATCAGGAAGCCATCCTTCGACAAAAAGATTTGATTCGGAGGATCTATGAAAACGGTATTGTTGCAGGGGATTTCTTGAATCGATTCAGAGAACACCCGCAGATTGAGGAACTGAATCACCGTCTGCTTGTCAGCCTGATTGACCGGATCCTGATCTATGAGGATAAGACTGTGGATATTGTATATCGTTACACGGATGAAATGCAGAAATGTGCCTCCATTCTGAATAATGCATCGTGAAACAGTGAAGGCGTGCCAGTGAAAAGAAAGGAGGAACGATGGCAAGGACGAAAAGACGGTTTAACGCCGTCAAAGACAAAAAAACGGAAGCAGACCGGGAAACTGCTTCTACCGGAGTATGGAGGACAGGGCTTTATGCGAGGCTTTCTGTCGAGGATACAAGCGGCAGGAAAGATTCTATTGAGAACCAGCTGCACATCTTGCGAGGTTATTTTCAGGACAAGCCGGATTTCCTGATTGTACAGGAGTATGTAGATAAGGGCTTCTCCGGTACCAATTTCCACAGGCCTGCTTTCGAGCAGATGATGGAGGATATACGTGCCGGGAAGGTGAATTGCCTTGCGACCAAGGACTTATCACGCCTGGGAAGGGATTATCTGGAGACAAGCAACTACGTAGAGACTATTTTCCCTTTCCTTGGCGTCCGGTATATTTCCGTCAATGACCATTTTGATACAAACGAGGAGCGTAACGGGAATAAGGAGATGGAGGTTGCCCTCAAGAATCTTGTCAACGACATGTATGCGCGGGATATATCAAAGCGGCTCTCTGTGGCCAAAAAGCAGGAACGACTTCGCGGCAGATTCTCCGGATCCAATGCTCCTTATGGATACAAGATAGATTATAACCATCCGCTCCGCCAGCTGATCGTGGACGAACCGGCGGCAGAGGTTGTGCGGTTCATCTATGAAATGGCTCTGGAAGGAATTCCGCTGCGAGAGATCTCCCGGAAGCTGCAGGAACGTCGGCTCCGTATCCCGGGAAGCTATTTGAAGACCGGTGAGCTTTTTCTCAGGGAGGAAGAAGAAACACAGAAATGGAATATCGGCACCATTTCTAATATCCTTTCCAGCCAGATGTATATCGGCGATCTGGTCCAGGGCAAGAGGAAGACTCGTCTGTACAAGGGAGAAAAAGAGCATTTCACATCGAAAGAGGAGTGGATCATCACAGAGAACACTCACGAGCCGATTGTCAGCCGGGAAACCTATTTT